CCGAGAGGGACTAGCCACGCAGTGCAATTACACCTCGGTCTACTCGACCGATAAACAACCCCAGAGGAGCTCAGTGGCCCTTAGTAAAACAACGACTCGTAAGCGCGATACCATTTTCACTCTTGGAAATGGTAAAGCGACTTATACCAGTCCTACCGGAGTTAAATCCGTTAGCACTGCGTCGTTGGGTAATATTAAGGGGACGCAGGTTACTGCGTCAGAAGGTCATCCATTCAGGTCACGGAAACGTGGCTCAACAGATGATCTAGGCGGGGACTTTACCACTGTCCGTTCATACTGTGAGGGAGATAACTCTTCCCACAGACTGTTCAGACAGATTGGAGTAAAAGAGGCCATCGAATACGTTGGCCCCATTTACCCCACGGTCCCGGCGAATATGTTGTTTCCTTCAAGCGTTCAAAGCAGCGATGCTGCCTTGAACGTTAAAGGCGCAACATTAGTAGCCAGGTGTAAGCCCACCAACTCGGTGGCAGATGCGTCTGTCTTTCTCGGTGAACTCCTAAAGGATGGTTTGCCCAACTTAGTTGGACACACCCTCTGGAAGGACAGGACCTCTAAGGCTAAGAAAGCCTCGGAGGAATACCTGAATGCCGAGTTTGGCTGGAAACCTCTCCTTAACGACATAAACAAGTTTGCTTATGCCGTTAGTCACGCAAGTGCTGTTTTAAAACAGTACGAACGTGATGCCGGAAAGGTTGTCCGACGTAACTGCCGTCTCTCCACTGTGCGAACTGTCAGCACGTTGGAATCCGCGGTGAATAATACAGTGTATTATTCACCTGAACAAGGATCCCTTCATGATGGCAGTGGCGGAAGCAAGTATTTGCGGACCCGTGAGACGGTCCGTGATCAGTGGTTTTCCGGAGCTTTTACCTACCATCTACCGAGCGGAAGTGACTCCCGCTCGTCGATGGATCGGTATGCCCTGGAGGCCAATAAGTTACTTGGCCTATCACTGACCCCAGAGACTCTCTGGAATCTTGCTCCCTGGAGCTGGGCTGTCGATTGGTTTTCCAATACTGGCGATGTTGTTTCAAACATCTCCAGTATGGCAACCGACGGTCTGGTTATGCGGTATGGTTATATCATGGAACATACAACTGTCCGTGATACCTATACCCTCGGGAAGACAGGTCTTCGCGACCTGAATTTTCGAGTTTCCCCTTTCACCCTAGTCACTGAGACGAAGGTGAGAAGGAAAGCAAACCCCTTTGGGTTTGGCGTAAGTTGGAGCGGCTTGTCACCGCGTCAACTAGCCATAACTGTAGCGCTTGGGATAACTAAGCGTTAAAGTCAGTAATTGTACTGACGTAAAACACCGTAACCACAAGGTTACAGAAAAGGAGCACGCCTAATGGCGTTCGCAGACCCACAATCCGTTACTATCTCAGCGGTCACCACGTCGTTGCCACGTGTTAACACGGGCAACAATGGTGCTGACTATCTGAGTAGTGACGGACTAATAAAACTCTCTGGAGCCAACGCCTACGGGCGTCGGACCCGGCGAGTTTTACGGTTGGACCATTCCAAGGTGTCGGCAGATCCGTATCTTCCGGCGCAGAATGTCAAGGTTTCGATGAGTAATTACATCGTCTTTGACGTTCCGGTCGTTGGATACACAAATGCCGAGGCCCTTGCGGTTTACACTGGTTTTAAAACCATGTTTACCGCTGGTTCGGACTTGCTCATCACCAAGCTTCTCGGTGGTGAGTCCTGAGCAGAACTCTGCCTTCTCTGTTGAGTTTCAGATTCGTAAGAAAACTCTTGCGATCCGTTTACTCAACGAGCCCATCAAACAGATGGGTGAGGGGACAGAGACCGCTATGGTCTCTCGCGGCGTTCCACTGCGTGAATTTCCCGCATTGGACGAGTTTCAGTATGTCGAAGCTCGGATGCTATATTTTATTGGAGGTGCTGCTTTCGCAGTACTTCTTATATTTATAGCAATCGTCGCGATGCTGTGAGCCCTTTAGGCTAGGAAAGTCCACCTCTATTTAAGGAGGGGCTTTGAAAAGCCTATTGTTGCTCTGGAGTAAGCTGGCTGACGAATTGGCCAGCTGGTGTTGCACTAGCGCCCAGATGGACCGAAAAACGGTTCATCTTCGGTGCAAACATGAGGGGTTATCGTTTCTCACGATAACCCTACCTGAATTTGGAAAAGATACCCAAAAGTGTCTTGACCAAGGACAGGTCGATCGCCGTTCTTTCACTGGTTTCCAGTGGAAGAGAGGTCTCCCCCTATTTCTAGGAGGTTTCCTCGATCGTGTGTTTGACCGTGATACGGGTCTATTGCTGGCGGACCCATGCATTGACTCAATCTTTGCTATTCGTCAGCTAACGCTGATGTTCAGCAAGATTTCAATCCCGTGCAGCGATGCACGTGAAAGAAAGGCAATGCGTGAGTTCCTCCAGTGTGAGCAGGATGTCCGAGATGCCGATGTCCAAAGAAGTCAGGAAAACTATCGTGACTTCGAACGGATATCGGCAATGCTATATAGTACCAGCTTCTCAGAAGTCGACCGTAAGGTCTACTATGGGGAGCTCGTACCTAAGCATGGTCCAGGAGCTACGGCGGATAAGCTTAGCGGAAACGCTAAGTACCGTCAGAGCGAATGGACCGCTCGTCTGGAAGATATACTCCCTTCTGGGGAGTTTCTTCTTCCTAATTGGTCATTTTATGACCAATTGACGAACATCGACATCCTCGAACCTGGTGCGGAAAGACCTGTAAGGGTCATATCCGTACCTAAAACGCTCAAGACACCTAGAATCATCGGAATAGAACCAACTGCTATGCAGTATGCACAACAGGCGATTCTGCCGGCGTTTCTAGAAGCTATCCAGCCAAAAGCTGGAAGACAGAATGACTACCTGTCAAGCTTCATCGGATTTGATGACCAAGTCCCTAACCAGGAATTGGCCAGATTGGGATCTCTTAACCGAGATCTCGCTACACTCGATTTGAGTGAAGCATCCGATCGTGTTTCGAATCAGCTCGTACGGTCTCTGTTCCGTCATTGGCCTCATTTGAGTAAGGCCGTTGACGCATGCAGGAGCCGGAAGGCTGATGTACATGGCCAAGGCGTTGTTCGCTTGGCCAAGTTCGCGTCTATGGGTTCAGCCCTTTGCTTTCCTGTGGAGGCTATGGTCTTTTTGGCCATAATCTTTATTGGGATTGAAAAGGAGCTCAATACCCCGTTGACCCTGAGAATTGTTAAACAATTTCAGGGTCGGGTGCGAGTCTACGGAGATGATATTATTATCCCCGTAGAATATGTGCGTTCCGTTGTTAGTGCACTAGAAGCTTTTGGGTTTCTAGTTAACACTAGCAAGTCTTTCTGGACCGGAAGGTTCAGAGAGTCTTGCGGACGGGATTACTATTCTGGACATGACGTATCTGTTGTCAAAGTCCGGCATATGATCCCGACACAACGGACAGACGCTACCGGAGTCATCAGCATGATTTCGCTTCGCAATCAACTTTATCATGTTGGTTGCTGGCAAACATGCAGATGGCTGGATGATCG